GCAATAACTTCGAGGATCTGAAAAAGGCCGTCGGGTCGGTGGTAAGCTCCATAGCGCCATACCTCAGTGTCGGAGCGGCAGTGTTCAATATAGCAGCCGGGTGGAAAGCGCTGAGTGCGGCAGTCACGACTGCGGCAAAGGCCTACTGGGGACTGGTCACGAAGTTATACACGGCGACCAGTGCGATGCTGGCCAATACGCGCGTTGCAAAACTCTGCGCCGGCGCGATGAAAGCGGCCGGGGTAAGTGCCCGCGCCTTTGGTGTGGCCATACGGGGCATCATGGCGGCCTCGGGTGTGGGGCTGGTGTTGATGGGCATTTCGGCGGCTTTCGAGGCGTTGACGGGCAAGGCTGACGAAGCGGCCGAGAAGCAGCGCGAAGCGGCCGAGGAGGCGGCACGCGTGCGCAAAGAGTACGAGCAATGGAAGAAGTCGCTAACCGATGTAGGGCAGGCCACGGGCGAGTATGCGGCCAAAGAGTTGTCGTCAGTCGAGCAGCTGTACAAGAAAGCCACCGACCTTGAAGGGACGTACAAAGATCGCCACCAAGCCGCCAGACAGCTGATAAACGATTACCCGACCTATCTGGGTCAGCTGTCCGAGGAGGCTATCATGACCGGCAAGGCTGCAGGGCAGTATAAAAAGCTACGCACAGCCATCCTACAGGCAGCCGAGGCACGCGCCATCCAAAAGAAGTTGGAGGGCAACTATGCCGAGATAATCGCCAACGAGGAGACGATGCGGGGCTACGAGTGGGCGAACGGGCAGAAATGGACTTCAGGTCAGAAAAAACTATACCAAGGTGCGGTGGCTGCGGCTAATGCCACAGAGAAGAAGATGAGAGAGACAGGATACATGAAGACGGACCCGATGACGAACGCTATCTATCGCGAAGAATATTCGTTGACGGACATCCGAGAAGCGAGGGTGAAGGCTTTCAACGACTACTATGCCGCACATGCGAAAGACATAGGCGGAAAGGATTATAGGAAGATCAAGGGGACGCAGGATGAATATGCGCGGCTACAGCAGAGGAACAGCGATCTGCAGGCTGCGAATACCAGACTGACCGACCGCTTATCCGACATCCATGTGGACCCGGTTATCGAACACGGTGCGGGCGGATATAAGCCCGTCAAGACAACGCCCGTCAAGACAGAGAAGCCGTATACACCGCCGGCCAACCTTGCGGAGATACAGAGCTACGAGGAGCTGAGCAAGGCCATACAGTATTTCGGTAAGGTCAAGGACACGGCCACCACAGACGCCGACCGACTGAAGGCACAGCAGACTATTGACACCCTCGAAGATATGCGCAAGGCATGGGATGCTGCATCGTCAACGGCCAAGGCCTACGCTCCGCCTAAAGATATAGCCGACATCCGCAGTATTGACCAAGCCAATGACGCGCTGACGTATTACCGCAAGGCCTTTGATGCCGCCACCGATGACGCCGAGCGACAGCGGTTGCAGGGCCTTATCGACAAGATTGAGACGCTAAAAAAATCATGGACCGGCACGACCGAAGCCGTCAAGACCGACACACCGCGCTGGCGTCAGAGTTTGGACAGCATCCGTGCCGACCTCGATAGAATATATGCGCTGCCGCCGAAGCTGTGGAAAGTAGAGGTGAAGGGTATGGGCTTTGATGGCATCACTCGCCAAATCAAGGAGTTAGAGAAAATGAAGTATATGCCCGGGGTCAGTACCGGCGACCTCAAAGGCATAGACGAGACCATATCGCGACTGAAAGAGATGCGAGCCGTATCGCTGTCAGGTATGGAAGTATTCAGCGGACTATGGGGCGCCACAAAGGGGCTGCAAGGCGGCATCCAGTCCGTGACCAAGGCGGCATCCGAAGACGCCACCGCATGGGAGCGTGTCAGTGCCGTAGTCGATGGTGCGATGCAGATGTATCAAGCGATAGCACAGATGATAACGATTGTAGATATGGTCAACCAAGCTGCGTCGGCCAACAAGCAGGCCACCTCTGCGGCGAATGCCGCTGCGGCCACCTCCGAAGCCGCTGCCAATGCTACCGCTGCCGCCACGAATATAGCTTCGTCCGAAGCCGAGGCCACTGCCGACACCACCGCTGCCGCAGCCAAAATGTTCAAGGCGCATTCATGGATACCCTGGGTAGGCGTGGCACTGGGTGCTGCGTCCGTGGCTACGATGCTGGCTACGATGTTCAGCCTACCTAAGTACGCGGAGGGCGGCATCGCCTACGGCCCGACGGTCGGTATGTTCGGCGAGTACGCCAACGCCTCCACCAATCCCGAAGTGGTCGCCCCGCTCGACCGACTGCGCACGCTCATACAGCCGCAGGGCCTCGGGGGTGAAGTCGAGTTCAAGATAGAAGGACGCACTCTACGCGGCATCCTCAACAAGGTAGACAATCATAACAGCAGGATATAGGACAATGGCACAGAACACATATACGGGCGAGTTCCTCGGCATACACGGGACGCGCTGGAAGATAGAGATTACGGGCGAGGGCGTGCCCGCCGAGGGCGGCACGCTGACCTTCGCGGCCGACCCCGCCGCCGAACTCGAATGGAAAGAGACCGAGCCGATAGACCCGGTATGCGGTGCGGCGCTGACGCTCCACCTCATAAGTGAGAGCGACAGACAATTCCTGCCGCTGTATACCACCAAGGTAGGCGCTGTCCGTTGCAACGTGTATCGCGACGGGGCGTACTACTGGACCGGCTGGCTTGATACCGAGCAGTACGAAGAGCCGTACAGCACGCTGAGCGGTTACGAGGTGACACTGACATTTAGCGACTTCGCCGCACTAGAACGGCTGAAATGGGCTGTGCCACAAGGACGGATGTCGTTGCGCAATATTATCAATGCGTGTATTGACCGCATCCATATGCGCCCCGACCAGTCACAGCAATGCGTCACGCATATAGCCACTATGTGCGAAGGCAAGGTCATAGACCTGACTACGCTCGGTATAGACTGCGCCAACTTCTACAACGAAGACGGCGAGGCGCAGACACTGTCGGACGTGCTCAAGGCCGTACTGCAGCCCTTCGCGCTGCGCATAGTACAGCGTAACGGCCGGATACACATATATGATCTGTGTTCCGTTTTTGACGAAGCAACGGATGCTATCATGGAGGGAAGCGCCAATGTCTACTGGGATGCCGACGACCAAACCCTGAGTATGGGCAAGGTGTATAATAAGGCCACTGTGACATTTTCGCAATACGCCGAGATCAACCTTTTAGATGGGACCATCGATACCGACATCCTGCCCGATACCAGTGGGACGGGCGGATATAAATACATGACAGGCAACGATAAGAGGGCGCTGACCACCGACCCCGAAAAATCATTTTTGGACGGCTTTCGTCTATATATCGGCACGGATGGGACTTTTGCCGGACAACAAAACACATTAGGCATCACAGATGCGGGAGTGGCCAATCTGCCACTCAAGATGATAGAGCCGTCCTGTCGCTGGATGCGCATCAAAAGTATATACAGCGGTAGCGACTGTATGGGTATACTCGCCGGTGCGCTATCTAATGATGTCACCACGGGCACTACCGCCTATAAGTCCGACCTGTGGTCAGGCATGTCTTTTCAACAATGGGACGCCAAGACCAAGACTTCACACGACCTATTCTGCGTAACAGGCGCGTACATATACGGCCAGACGCAGCCGACACAGGCGCTGAAGCTGACAATGGATGTGCTTTTCGATGTGCGGTATAATCCCTTCGAGAGTGCCGCAGTAGAGAACGAGGAGGGCAACTGGGGGCGTTTCGAGCGCTGGCTCAATTTTGCGTATATCCCCGTGAAGCTCGAGATACTGGACGACAGTGGCAAGGTAATCGCGCACTATCAAGAGACTGTCGGCGCCGAAGATTATAAGCCCTCGGGCACATCATGGCAGCCGGGCGAGGCCAAGTATTCCGACTTCCGCCTGAGTTACTACGACTGGACCGACCGAAAGAGCAAGACCGGTATGGGCGGATGGGCCACCAATAAGACCACCATAGGCTGTTATAAGAAAGACCTGCCCGCAAATTACGAAAAGCGCGGGACGGGCGTATTTGTCGAATGGCCGACATACTCGGGAATTCTTCGTCTGACCGTCTGCGGTGGCGTGTTCGCCAACACCGATACCGTGCCCGAGACAGGGCGCACTAACGGAGATAACCGCGGTTGCATAGCTCGGTGGCTGGCGTACAAAGACCCGAAGATCGTAGCCGTGAACCTCAATGGCAAAGAGCCGGGGGACGACATCACTGGCGATATAGTAACGGCTGCATGGCTCGACCGCAACGCCGCTGACGAGACTTCGGTAGATCTGACGGTAGGCGTGGCCAACACATCGCTGGCACGCGGAGGGCTGCGCGGATGCGCCTCCGGGCGCTTCACCCGCTACGGCCACAGCGGCACGTTGCAAGAGCTGCTGTGCGGCACGCTGTTTTCGCAACACGCGACACCCTCGCTGGTGTTGACGGGGCAGGCAAGGCTGCGCCCCGAGTTCGGATGTGTGACGGACGCCAACGCGGGCACACGTGGCTTCCTCGCACTGTCCGAAGTACAAAACCTTCGCGCCGACACGGCTGACGTGAAGCTCGTAGAGGTACAGCCGGAAGATTACGAAAAACTCGAATATACGGACCACGATTAACAAAAGGTTATGGCAAAAAAAACATACACAGTCAGAACATTTACGCAGACCGCGACACCGCGTGCAGCACGTCTGCGCGGTACAGCGGTGACAGTAGGCCGCACGGCTGGCGCAATAGTCGGCTCGGGTGACGGCCACAGCCACCCCAACAAGACATTTTTGGACACGTTAGGCGACGATATAGCCTCCACCGAGGACGGCGGCACCGCCACACGGCGCATCAACCTCAGCGCCGACGGCAGCGCCTACCTCGAGTACAACGCCGACACCGGCTGCCTGATGTGCAGCGTCCCGATAGCATCGCGTGGAGACGTAGCGGCTTTTAACGGGGGCGAAGTTCCCGGCGGAGGCACTTCGGGCGGCGGTGGCGGCAGCGACTACAACCGTCTGGACGCATGGACCGACTACGACAGTACCAAGGCAGGGTATGTGCTGTCAGCACTGTTAGGCATTGACCTGAATACGCGTACCAAGACCAACGCCGATGCTATAGCGTCACTGACCGAGGCTATAGCCGCGCTGGCATCCACCGCGTGGGTCAAGACCCAACTTGCCGATTACTTCAAAAAAATGCCCGAATTAGCCGAGACCAACGCCCCCGTATTCGTCCTAACGCTCGGCGGCATTGATGGCACATATTCCGTCGAGGCGGTAGACCTGACCGTCCACCCTGTGCCTCTAGCCACAGCAGCCGACAGCGCCACCACGGCCGACCACGCCACCGAGGCCGACCTCGCCACTAAGGCCGACCACGCCACCGAGGCCGACCACGCCACTAAGGCCGAGCGTGCTGTTGAGGCCGACCACGCCACCGAGGCC